TGTGTGATTGCTATAGTGACCCCCCTAGAACTTCAATCAAGCTGAGGAAATACCGATGAAAGACCAACACACTAAAATCACTGGCTACCGCGACCTTACCCAATCTGAGATCGATGCGATGAACTCGATCAAGGCACTAGAAACGGATACCGCTAAGCTCTGGCAGCAAGTGCGCGAAGTAGAAGGCGTAGACCAGCGAGCTCTTGCCCTGGCTAAGACCGAGCTGCAAACGGCGTTCATGTGGTTCGTGCGAGCGGTAGCCCGGCCCGCATCGCCTTTCGATGTTGACCAGCGCGAGAGCTGAGCCTATTCTCCAACGCGCAGGGGGCAACAGGTCTTGCTCGGTTGGTCTCCTTTACCTGCCGGCCTAGTCCCACGACACGGGACTATCCTGAATCAACCAACGCCAAGTGCCCGCACATGCGGAACGTCTTCATCGGTCATTCACTTCGATTCAAAACGCTGGGGCTCAGTGCACAAATTTCCGGTGTGGCGCCGGTAGCCGCAAACAGATGCCCGCAGTAGTGACTAGGTGAATGACCGATGCAGATGAAAGGCTGGTCCTTTGGCGAGCAAACCCTATGGCTCAGGCTATGAAGGGGGCCATCTGCAACCATCGGCCGAGGTAGAACCGGCATCCCGCCGGGGAGACGAGTAGGTATCACGCCGCCGCTCAGGCGCCGGATCAGGGTAACCGGCACAGCCCACCTAAGACGTGGGCTTTTTTGTGGGCAGTGGTTATTATTGTTCCGAGACCACAGAGGAAAGCCACCGATGGATAGCTGCCAAGAAATCTTTGACCAACTTGTTGACGCGATTCGAAAGCGTGACGATCTGGCTAGCCAGGTGTACGCCCTGCAAAAATCCATGGATGGCTTGGATACGGATCGCGTTGAGGCTCACAACCAAGTTGTGAAGCTTGAGCGCAGGATGATGGCCCTGGCTGCAGGGATGAACGGTCGCCAGGACCGGGAACTTCGAGCCGCTGAGCAGTCGAACCTGACAGACCTACCTGAATAGGATTCTTGTAGGCGCGCGCCCCCACGCGTAACCTTCGCTCAATCTGTCAAGCCGACAGGAGCAACCAAAACCCCGGCCGAGCAGGTTCGGGGTTTTTTATTGGGCGATTGCCTGGCTACCGTGGGGGTTTCATGAGCGAAGAAGAAAAGGGCGCAGGCCCGCAGAGGCTTTTTCAAATGAACGAAAATCTCGAGTACCGAGTATCACAACTGGAAAGCGAGCGCCTGCCAGCGCGTGTGCAGCAGGTTGAATTCATTGCCGGCCAGCTACAGGGCGAAATGACTGCGATCAAAGAGATATCCCGGGGCATCGGCGTGAAGCTGGACAGTGGCATTCAAGAGCTGAAGGCCGAGAACATCCGCAACCAGGCGTTCATCAAGGGTGTTCTGTGGGTTGGCTGCCTGATCGGTGGCTTGATCGCAATTGGCCCTTCGATTCTGGAAATCGTTACGAGATCGATGGGAGCGCGCTAAATGGCAGGCCGAGGGAGACCAACCAAATACCGGCAGGAATACGTGGATATCGCGAAAGACCTTTGCTTGAACGGCGCAGTGGACGCTGATCTGGCCCGGGCCTTTCGCGTATCCGTCAGCACGATCACCACCTGGAAGCTCGAATACCCCGAGTTTCTGGCCGCCATAAGGGTCGCAAAGCCCATTGCAGACGCGAACGTCGAGGATTCGCTGTACCGCCGCGCCATGGGTTATACGCGCACTGAGGTCGAACTGAAGGTTGTTGGCGGCAAGCTGACCAAGGTCGAGGTAGAGCGTTACTACCCGCCGGATACCACTGCGATGATCTTCTGGCTGAAAAACCGCAAATCATCCAGCTGGAGCGATAAGCAGGAAGTTCAGCACACCGGCACCGTCGAACTGACCGACCGAATTTTGAGGGCGCGAAAGAATGCAGCCCCAACAGAGGATTGACCCCGACGACCTATTGGCCGAGGACATGGGCCGATTCTTCTATGACCCGCTCGGGTGGGTCATGTATTCCTTCGAGTGGGGCGTTGGTGAACTTGAGGGATACGATGGCCCCGACCAATGGCAGAGGCTTGAGCTTGAGCAGTGGGGGCAAGCCATTAGGGCCAACAACTTCGACGGCATCAATCCTGTTCAGGCCTATCGTTCAGCCACAAGCTCTGGCCACGGTATCGGCAAGAGCGCCTTCAGCGCCTGGGTGACGCTGTACATCATGTCCACCCGGCCGCACAGCAAGGGCGTGGTTACCTCGAACACCAGTGACCAGCTGCGCACCAAGACCTGGGGCGAGCTGGGCAAGTGGAAAAAACGCTGCATCACCGGCCACTGGTTCGAGTACAACAACGGCAAAGGCAACATGAATATGTTTCACAAGGAGCATAAGGAAACCTGGCGCGTGGACGGCCAGACTTGCCGGGAAGAGAACAGCGAATCTTTTGCAGGCCTGCACGCCGCAACATCTTCGCCCTGGTACCTGTTCGACGAGGCTTCAGCGGTGCCGGACAAAATTTGGGAGGTGGCCGAGGGCGGTCTGACTGACGGCGAGCCATTCTGGTTTGCGTTTGGTAACCCCACCCGTAACAGCGGCCGCTTCCACGATTGCTTTACCCGCTTCGCCCACCGCTGGAAGCCAAAGACGGTCGATAGCCGCAAGGCCAAGATGACCAACAAGGTGCTGATCCAGCAGTGGGAGAAAGACTATGGCGAAGATTCCGACTTTTTCCGTGTCCGCGTTCGCGGCATGTTCCCGAGGGCATCCGACTTGCAGCTGATATCAACCGATTGGGTGGCGAATGCCATGCGAACCGAACCGTTCTACGGCATGGACGATGCCCTGGTGTGCGGCATCGACATTGCCCGGGGTGGTGCCGACAACAACGTCGTGCGATTCAGGCGCGGCCTGGACGCCCGCACGCTGCCCACCTTTCGAATGCCAGGCAGTGAGACGCGGGACACCACCCTGTTCATCGCCAAGGCTGTGACGCTGATCCAGGAAATGAAGCCCGATGCTGTTTTCGTGGACTCAACTGGCGTTGGTGGCCCTGTAGCCGACCAGCTGCGCCGGTTGCTTCCCGGATCTGTGGTCCTGGATGTGAACTTTGCCAGCCAGGCACCGGACCGGCACTACGCAAACATGCGCACGTACATCTGGTGGAAGATGCGTGACGCCCTGAAGTCCGGCCTGGCCATCGAGGATGACAGTGCGCTGGAGCGTGAGCTGACATCGCCCGAGTACGGCCACAACGAGCGCGACCAGATCCAGCTCGAAAAGAAGTCCGACATCAAGAAGCGGCTCGGCATTTCGCCGGATGATGCAGACGCGCTGGCGCTGACGTTCACCATGCCGGTGCAGAAGATCCAGCACGGCCCAGGCGCCAACCAGGGGGGAGTGATCAGTGACTACGACCCCTACGCTTGACAGGTACCGCCGCGGCGACCTGGCCAGCCTGCCCCAGCATGAGCCTGACCCCGTTCCGAACTGGGCTGAATACACCGAGCAGCATGCCCACGACCTGCGATCTGTGCGTCTGGCCGGGCGTCTGGTGGCCTGCATCGGCTATTTCCCCATCGATGCCAGCCATGCCGATGCGTTCGCCGTGGTTGACCGCCGAGCATCAGCGGGCCACGGGCGGGAACTGGCCGCCCTGATACGCCAGCAGCAAATCGCCTGGATGCGGGCCACGGGCGTGACATCAGCATTTGCCGAGTGCAGGCCACATGACCGCACGGCTCAGGTATTCTTGCGGGCAATTGGTTTCAAGCGAACCAACCAAGCAGGCAATGCCAACGCCTGCTTCACCTTCACCTGGAGCAAATGACATGGGTAAAAAGATCCGCAAGATTGCTGACCCGCTGGGCCTGCCTGATCCGCTGGACCTGTGGGGCGAGAAGGCCGCAGCGGCGCAAGAGAACGCCAACGAGCAGGCCGCCCTGGACCGCGCAGCGGTAGCCACCACCGCCACCACCAGCCCAACCCTGGGCAGTGACGATGTGGCAGCAGCCCGTGAGGCCGAGCGCCAGCGCAAGCTCGCCCTGTCAGGCCAGAACAGCACCATCCTGACCAGCACCAGCGGTGTCAGCGGCACCACCACTGGCGGCAAAACGCTGCTGGGTTCGTAAGGGGAACACCATGGAAAACGAAGCGCTCCGCGAGCAGTTGGAGAACAAGCTGGGCCAGCTGACGACTGAGCGCCAGAAAACATGGGACTCGAACTGGAAGACCCTGCGCGACAACATAGACCCGGACACTGGCCGATTCCCTGATGAAGAGGTCAACGACGGATCACGTCGCGATCAGAAGATCATCAACAACACGGCGACCATTGCCGCCGGCGTGCTGGCCGCAGGCATGCAGTCGGGCATGACCAGCCCGGCCAGGCCCTGGTTTGAGCTGGCAGCCCCTGACCCCCAGCTGACCGAATACGCCCCGGTCAAGAACTGGCTGTGGTACTGCCAGAACGCGATGCGGGAGATCTTCATTCGCTCCAACTTGTACAACGTCCTGCCCTCCTGCTATGGGGAGCAGGGCGTTTTCGGTACCGGCGTTATCGCTGCCATCCCTGACGACAAGACGCTGGTGCGGTTCTACAACTTCACCATTGGCTCCTACTACCTGGCCACCAGTAACCGGTCCATCGTTGACACGCTGTACCGCGAGTTCAGCATGACCCCGCGGCAGATGCTGCAGCAGTTCGGCCGGGCCAAGCTGTCGGCCACGGTCAAGAACCTGCTGGACCGGAACAGCGAAGCCTGGGTGAGCGTGTGCCACGCCATCGAGCCGAACGATGCGCGCGAGCCGGGACGCAAGGACAACACCAACATGCCCTATCGTTCTGTGTACTGGGAGAAGGGCAGCCCGCGCAACGAGATCCTGAAGTCGTCCGGCTTCAAGAAGTTTCCCATCATGGCCCCGCGCTGGAAGGTCAAGGGCGAGTCGGTCTATGGCAAAGGCCCTGGCTCAGCGTGCATCGGCGAGGTGATGGCCCTGCAGCTGATGGAGCGCCGCAAGGCTGAGCTGCTGGACAAGGGCGTCCGCCCGCCGATGTCAGCGCCGGCTTCCCTGCGCGGCTCGCGCATATCCATCGTGCCGGGTGATGTGACCTACGTTCCTGACTCCCAGGTGGGCGCCAAGCTTGCCCCACTGTACACCGTGGATCCTACGTGGATCAGCGCCCTGCGCGGGGAGATCCAGGCTGGCGAAGAGCGTATCAAGACCACCTTCTACGAAGACCTGTTTCTGATGATCAGCAACATGGACAGCGTGCGCACGGCCACCGAGATCGCCACGCGCAAAGAAGAAAAGATGCTGATGCTTGGCCCGGTGCTTGAGCGTCAGAACGACGAACTGCTTGACCCGTTGATCGATATCACATTCCAGATGATGCTCGACCAGTCCGTGCCGCGCTGGCAAGGCCTGCTGCCGGGCAAGCCTGTGCTACCACCGCCGCCGCAGGAACTGGCTGGCGTTGATCTGGCTGTCGAGTACATCAGCATCCTGGCTCAGGCGCAAAAGGCACTGGGCGTAACCTCAATCGAGCGGGCGCTGGCGTTCACCGGCAACCTGGCAGCATCGTTCCCGCAGGCGGCAGACAGCCTGAACGTGGACCAGACCGTCGTCGAGTACTTCGATGCCATCGGCGTACCGCCGACCATGATCAACTCGCCAGACCAGATTGCAGCCATCCGCGAGCAGCGCGCCCAGGTCCAGGCTCAGGCCGCCCAGCAGCAGCAGCTTCAGCAGGTCGTTGAAGGCGCGAAGCTGCTCTCTGAGACCGATACCGGCGGCGATAACGCCCTGACCCAGCTTGCGAGCACCATGCAATGACCGAAGACCTAACCCCCGAAGAGCAGCAGGCCATAGCCCAGCGGGAGGCTATGCTGCTGAAATTGCAGCTTGCAGACGATTTCACTGGCATCATGTGCACAGTTTCTGGCAGGCGTTTCATCTGGTCGCTGCTGGTGGAGTTCGGCGCGTTCAAGGAGCAATACAGCGAATCCCACGCCATGATGGCTTACAAGGAGGGGCGCCGGCAGATCGGCCTGTACCTGATCCACCTGATTAACGTTACCTGCCCACACCAGTACCAGGTGATGACAACCGAAAACACTGTGTACAAAACTGAGGAAAATTGACCATGAACTTCTTTGACCTGTTCCGATTCGCCAAGATGAACGCTGAGCCTGGCGCCGGTGGCGGCAGCCTGGTGACTGGCGGCGGTGATGCGGCAGCATCTGCAGCGCCCGCAGCAACCACCGATGCGCCGGCGGCAACTGATGCCCTGGCTGACATCAATTCCACCAAGACCGTTGGAGAGCTTGAGGCCGAGCAGGCCGGGCAGCAGCAGGAGACGCCAGAGGCCAAGGCAGAGCGCGAGGCCGCAGAAGCGAAGGCCAAAACCGAAGTTCCTGAAGCCTATGCAGAGTTCAAGATCCCCGAGGGCGTGCAGGCCGACACGGAACTGCTTGCCGAATTCAGCGCCGTTGCCAAGGAGCTGGGCCTGACCCAGGACCAGGCGCAGAAGCTGGTTGACTTGCAGGCCAAGACCGCAATAGCCGACACTACCGCGCGCCAGCAACAGCTGGACCAGGCCCTGGCGGCGCAGAGCGAGCGTTGGGCCAACGAAATCAAGAACGACCCCGAACTGGGCGGTGCGAAGTTTGACAGCACTATCGCAACAGCCGTCAAGGCCATGCAGGCGTTCGGGTCTCCTGAGCTGCGCCAACTCCTGAACGATTCGGGGATTGGCAATCACCCGTCGATGGTCAAGCTGTTCCACTCCATCGGCACGTCGATCTCTGAAGACAAGATTGTCATCCCTGGCACCGACAGTAGTACCACCGAGAAAAGCGCAGCCCAAATCATGTTTGGCGATGCCTTCAACTAACCGAGGAAAATGCAATGGCCGTTCTCTCTACCACCGCACTGACGCTGGCTGATCTCGCCAAGCGAAAAGACACCGACGGCAAAATTGCCAAGGTCGTCGAAATTCTGGAAGGCACCAACGAAATCCTGGAAGACATGCCGTGGGTTGCCGCTAACGATGGTTCTGGTCACAAGACCACCATCCGCTCGGGCCTGCCTACCGGCACCTGGCGCCTTCTGAACTACGGCGTACAGCCCGAGAAATCGACCACCGTGCAGGTGCGTGATGGCACCGGCATGCTGGAAACCTACTCGGAAGTGGACAAGGCCCTGGTCGATATGTCCGACGACAAGCCAGCCTTCCTGCTGTCCGAGTCCAAGGCGTTCCTGGAAGGCCTGAACCAGACGATGGCCACCACCATCTTCTACGGTGACAGCTCGGTATTCCCTGAGCGCTTCACCGGCCTGGCGCCGCGCTTCAACAGCAAGACCGCGGAAAACGGCCAGAACATCGTGGACGCTGGCGGTACCGGCTCCAACAACACCTCGATCTGGATCATCTGCTGGGACGAGCAGACCGTGCACGGCATCTACCCGAAAGGCACCACTGGTGGCCTGAAGCAAGAGCCGACCAAGCAAGAAACCCTGTTCGACCCACAGGGCGGCCGTTACGAGGGCTACCGTACTCACTTCCTGTGGTACGCGGGCCTGACCGTCCGTGACTGGCGCTATGTGGTGCGCATCGCCAACATCGACCTGCCAGCCCTGACCAAGAACGGCGCCACCGGTGCCGACCTGATCGACCTTATCGTGCAGGGCATCGAGCTGTTGCCGAACACCCGCATGGGCCGCATCGTCATCTACTGCAACCGCAACATTCGTTCGTTCCTGCGTCGACAGATCGCGAACAAATCCAACGTCTGGCTGACCATGGATGAAGTTGCAGGCCGCAAGGTGATGACCTTCGACGGCATCCCGGTGAAGCGTGTAGACGCCATCCTCAACACCGAAGCTCGCGTGGTCTAAGGCCACGCAGTACCCATTCAGGAGTAAGCCGCTATGACGATTCTCGATAAATACCTGCAGTACTCTGACAAGCAGGCGGTTACCGCTACCGCCGTCAGCACCAACGTGGTTGACGCGGGCGCGACCAAGAACCCGGCTATTGGCCGTGATCTGGGCGCAGGCACCCCGCTGTACCTGTTCCTATCCATCAGCCAGTCGTTTGCCGCCGCCGGCGCAGCCACCCTGCAGGCAACCCTGCAAGATTCCGCCGACAACGTGACCTTCGCGGATGTGGCTTCGATTGGCCCGCTGTCCATTGCGCAGCTGACCGCCGGCACCAGCAAGTGGGTTGGCTTCCCGATTCCCACCCGACGCTATACCCGGGTCAACTACACCGTGGGTACCGGCCCATTCACTGCCGGCATCGTGTCCGCGCACGTGGTTGACGGCGCCAACTTCAACTTCAACTATCCAGACCTGCTGTAAGGGGGCGTCATGAGCAAGACAATCGAAGTCATCGCAATGAAGACCGGTTTCCACGGTCATCTGCGCGAGCCGGGCGACCGCTTCCAGGTGAGTGCCGACGAAGAACTGGGCGACTGGATGCGTGCCACCGACAGCAATGGCCTGCCCAAGGACACTAAAGCCGAGATCAAGGCGAACAAGGATGATGGCGCACCTTTGCCGTCCGCCCCGTTCACGCCAGCGGCCGAGGTGTACAAGGTCAAGCACAACGGCGGTGGTAACTTCATCGTGATCGATGCCGGCGGCACTCAGGTCGGCAACGTGTTCGAGAAGGACAAGGCCGACAACACCAAGGCCAAGCTGGCTGCCCAGGCTGAAGCTGATCGCATGAACCGTGGTGGTGTGGCTACCTCGCCAATCTCGCCTATCGCGGCCGCTGCGGCGCCACAGGTAGCAGAGCCGGCGGCTCCGGTAGCTGATGCCAATCTGCCCGACGCCTGATTCAGGCAGAAAGCGGTAATCTAAAGGCAGCCTTCGGGTTGCCTTTTTTCATTGGAGCAAACGACATGGCATCACAAGTCGATATCTACAACCTGGCGCTGGGCAATATCGGATCTTCGGATACGGTGGCCAGCCTGGAAGAACGCAGCAAGCAGCGCATTGTGTGCTCCCAGTTTTGGGACACCGCCCGCGATACCGTGCTGGCTGATTTCGATTGGCCTTTTGCTACCAGGCGCGAAACCCTGGCCCAAATGCCAGAGACGACCAGCAACTGGCTGTACACCTACCAGTACCCCACCGATTGCCTGCGCGCCCAGTACCTGGTGGTGCCCGGCCAGCGCGTGCCGGACGAGAAGAATCAGGCGCGGTTTGACACCGGCTATGGCGCTGGCGGCCAGGTGCTGTTCGCCGACATTGAGGCCGCGCAGCTGGTCTATGTCTGCCGGGTGGAGGACACCGGCCGCTTCCCCCCCATGTTTGTGCAAGCGCTGTCCTGGAAGCTTGCCGCGCAGATTGCCATGCCTCTGACGGCTACCCGGACCATCGTCGAAACCGCGATGCAGATGTACGATCTGGAAGTGCAGAAGGCCTGGGCAGCAGCGTTCAACGAGGGCAACCAGTCAACCACCTATGCTTCGGAGTACATCACCGCCCGCGGCGGGGACGGCATCAGTTGCGGCGCTGACTACCTGATTCGGAGGGGCTTCTAATGGGAGTATCCGTGCTGCAGCCCAGCTTTGCCGCTGGCGAAATGTCCCCCAACTTGGCCGCCCGCGTTGACCAGGCGCGCTACCAGATCAGCCTGAAGACGTGCAAAAACTTTCTGGTCATGTCATCCGGCGGCGCCCGCAACCGGCCCGGCACAAAGTATGTGGACGGCACCAGGAACGACCATCGCGTTCGTCTGATCCGGTTCAAGTTCAGCATCAACGACGCCTGCTTGCTGGTGTTCAGCGACCAGCGCATGCGTGTTGTTCGAAACGGGGCATACGTCATGGCCGGCGCAGTGCCCTATGAAATTGTCACGCCCTACGACAACGACATGCTTCCAGAGCTGAATTACACCCAGTCCGCAGACATCATGACCATCGTGCACACCAGCCTGCGGCCCCGCGAGCTGAAGCGCTTTGCCAATGACAACTGGACGCTGACGGAAGCGACCTACCTGCCGAGCATAGCCGCGCCGGCCAGCGCCACTGCAACGCCAACAGCTGGCACCGGCACTACACAGACCTGGCGGTATCAGGTCACCGCGGTGTACGACGACGCCAACAGCATCGAGGAATCGCTACCGGTAACTTCGAACGCCGTCACAGTGCCTGGCTCGCCGGCCCAGGTGTCGCTGGTATGGGACGCGGTGCCGGGCGCTACCTATTACAACGTGTACAAGGACAACACCGTTTCGGGCATTTACGGCTTTGCTGGGCGCTCAACCACCACAACGTTTACGGACAACAACATTGCTGCGACCAAGACCGACACACCGCCCACCGGGCTTGACCCATTCGTGGGTGCCGGCAACTACCCTGGGGCCGTGGGCTACTACCAGCAGCGCCTGGTATACGGCGGGACGCTCAACCGTCCGCAAACCAGCTATTTCAGCCGCACGGGCGTGTTCAAGAACTTCGGCTACTCCACCCCCAGCAAGGATGACGACGCGATTACCTGGACCATGGCCAGCACCGAGGTCAACCGCATCCTGAACTACCTGCCGCTGCGCCAGCTGCTGACCATGACATCAGGTGCCGAGTGGATCATCCAGGGCGCGACATCGGGGTTCACGGCCAAGACCATCAACGGTAACCCGCAGTCCTACAACGGTTCCGGCTTCGTGCCGCCGCTGGTGCTGAACGACACGGCGCTGTATCTGCAGAGCCGCGGGCAAGCGGTTTCGTCGCTCAACTACTCGCTTGAAGCTGACGGCCTGGCCAGTGATGACCTGACGTTGTGGAGCAACCACCTGTTCCGGGATTACCCAATCATCGATTGGGCCTACCAAAAGCTGCCCGATTCGATTGTGTGGTGCGCCCGAGAGGACGGCACCTTGCTGGGCCTGACCTACATGCGCACCCAACAGGTGATCGCCTGGCACCGTCACGAAACGGATGGGTTTGTTGAATCGGTGGCCTGTGTGCCAGAGGGGCAGGAGGATGCGGTTTACCTGTGCGTTCGCAGGGTCATCAATGGGGTTACCAAGCGATACCTGGAACGCATGCAGACCAGGCAGATACCGCTGATCTCAGGCACCACCACTCGAGACGTGGCGCAGTCGTATTTCGTTGATTGTGGGTTGAGTTATCAGGGCTGGAACACCACCACCACCCGCTACACGCTGAGCGGCGGCACCGCGTGGGAATATCCCGAGGTGATGACTTTGACCAGTTCAAGCGGCGCAGGATTCAGCGCAAGCGATGTTGGCCGGCAGGTGCACATGCGTGATGCCTCAACGCTTTCCGTTGTGAGGCTTGATGTCACCGAATACGTTTCTGCTGGGGTTGTCCGGGTTGTTCCCG